ATGTAAGGGTTGTTGCTCCAATACCAGCAAAACTGATTCCTTGAGCATCTTGATCCCAACCATTATCAGTAGAATGAGCATTAAATTTATTAGTTGCTACTCCAACAACATTAGTTGTTGTAATACCTGTAGGTGCTCCACCAGCAAAGATGGTGTCTGAAGAATTTAAAATAAATTTTCTCCAGTATGATGGAGAACCAGCAGAAAACTCAGCATCTTTTGCTTTTGAAAGATTTAAATTCTTTTCAAGAATTGTTCCAGCATTACCTGTTATTGTTCCTTTATCATCAATAACTACTACATGAACTTCATCAAATCTTGAACTTCTTGCTGCAGCAAAGTTTGAAGTACCTGGTCTATCAGCGAGTTGACTCCACTGAAGAGTGCTATTAGTTAATTGAACTGTCTGTTGATCATACCAGTCTTTCTGTGCTGTAACAGATTCTGTTCCAATGATAGAACCATCACCAACTTGACGAAGTGTAAGAGTTCCTGTTCCAGGAAAAGAAAATGTTCCAAGTGGTTCATAATCTTTTGCGGTTTCTGTTCCAGCAGCGGATACGTGACTAGTAAATTTAACACTAATCTGACTATCTATATCTGCCTCAGTAACTATTCCTTTATAGAATCCATCAAGAACAGATGTTGAACCCGCTGATATTTGATAAGTTGCGGATGGAACTGCCATTGAAATTCCCATACCAACAGTTGCAGTATGTCCTGATCCAACTACAAGTATTTGATCAGCTACGTTATCAACAATAGCGACTTTTACATCATTTCCCCAAGATCCAGGATTTCTTGCTGCTACAGTTACACCTGTAATAGTGCTTTCATCATAACCATTATTAGTGTAATCATCTACAGATCTTATTTTTATACCTGTTGTTGATATTCCAGCATATGCGTTCTTAAGATCGTCATCATCTGCTCTAACTACACTTAAAACTCCACCATATGATAAGTATGAAGATGCTACCATCCAATCTTCATATTGACTATCCGTGGCAGTTGGTTCTCCAAAAAGGTCAATAAGATCAGCTTCGTTCTCTACAGTTGTAGGTATGTTAACTGGTCCTTTAGAAAAGGCAGCTACTATGGCAGCAGTCTTATCGGTTGCAGTGTCTACTCTACCAATAGTAAGGTCAACCTCTCTTACCAAAATTCCAGGAGATGCTAAATTAATGGGCATCTTTTATTCTCCAAATCTCAGATTTATACTGAAATTATTTATTAAAAAGGGTATTTTCATCGGGGAAACAATACGTGAACACTACCAATCTGGATACATCCAATCAGTAAATATCCCTTTCTTTTTTCTATTTTTAACTATTCTTTTAATTGTACATGTTTTACATTCGTAAGAATATGATGAAGCGAGAGTAGATCTATCCTTATGAGTCAGATAAAATCCATCAACTAAATCCTTTACTTCTCCACATATTCTACACTTTCTTTCAGAGAATAATAAATGTTCTAAATCTATCTGATCATTAAAATCCATTACAAAACTTGAATGACTCCATTACAATCAGGAATATCTTGCATAATTTTATTTTCAATACCTTGTTTTAGTGTCATCGCACTCATTGCACAACTTGTACAAGCACCTCCTAATCTAACTTTAACATAGTTTGTACCTTCTTCTATCTCTACAAACTCCACAAATCCACCGTCTGCTTCTATGTAAGGAGCGATTTCAGATAAAGATTTAGTTACGTTACTTTCATTTAAATCCATCATACTATAAGAATAGTTTGTGAACCGTCTTTGTTATCAGTTATGGTTATCTTTTTATTTGGAAATGATTTAGTTAATAATCTTTTCAATTTCGCATGTTTAAATAAATTCTTCATTACCGATAATCCCACATGTAAGATCTGTCACCATATTCATCAACTTTCCATATATCTCCATCCTTATCAACAAAGGAATCATCATCTAAACCATCAGACATAAAACCAAATGGTGCCATATCTTGTTCAATTTGATTTTTTTGTTCTTCATATATTCTTTTTCTTACATCATTATCTGTCATTTCTTTAAAATAATCCTGTGCCACTAACCATGCAAATATTACAAGGCACATTGCTAAGTCATCATTACAACCTTCTTCTGCCTCAAATGAATTATGTTTTTGTGAAAATGTAGTTAATTCTGATATTACATCATAATCATTTGTAAGTAATTTATCATCCTCAATTAAAGTTTTTAAATTACTACAACCTAATTTTTTAACAGCAGCAGTTGTTCTCACTCCAAGTTGAGATTTTTTACCACTAAATCCAGATCCAACAACCTGACCCGCACGTCCTCTCATAGAACACATAAGTATGTTTTCGTATTCTAAATCATATTGTAGTATACTGGCAACTTGATCTCCAATATCGTTTACTTCTATTAACAAAAATGATTCATTATATCCTTTTGATACATCATAGATGACATTTGGAAATAACATTGGTTTAATTTCATTATTTCGATACTTTGCTACAACTTTATATGGAAAACTTGTAATATCAAAAACAATAAAAGCCGAATAATCGTTTCCTAATCCACGAGCAACATCGACTGTAATCAAATAATTATGATCTTTAATTGGATTTTCATAGATATCAAGACCAGCATTTCTATTAATAGGATCTTCATATATTAAATTTCTAAGTTTATTTGGAGCGATTAGTGTATTAATTGATCCTAAAAATTCACACTCAAATTCAATTTTAAATTGTGCTTCAGAAGTATTTGCTATTGTTTGTTCTCTCCATAATTCATCTCTACCAGGAACCTCTGACCAATGAACATCAGTTGGAATATATTCGCTTTTACCTTTTTCGGCATCATGCCACATACGATAAAGATGATTCATACCTCTTGGGGTAGAAACAATTATAACTTTTGTGCTTTGACCAGAGGTAATAGTAGGATATACAGAAGCAAAAAATTCATCGGCAATATGATTTGGAATAAACGCAAACTCGTCAAGAAAGATTACGTTATATGATCCACCTCGAACAGCTGATGATGAAGTTGAGTTTGCTGATATCTTTGAACCATTTTCTAATTCTAACGATCCCTTATTCCAAGAAACAATACCTTGCTGCATCCATCTTGGTAAATTTTCATATGCTAATTGAAGCCTACCCAGTAAATCTCTTGCTGTTGATGCTTTGTTTGCCAGTATTGCTATATTTACATTTTCATTAAAAACTGCATAATGTAATAAGTAAGATACACATGTTGTAGATTTACCAGTTTGTCTTGGCATCTTACAAATATTAAAACGATTCTCATGAAAATTACGAACTAATTTTTCTTGAAAATCATAAAGATTGAAGGGAACTAGTCCCTCATCAAGAGATACAATTTTAATATATTTTCTTGCAAAATAAACAGGATCATCCTTACATTTTAAAAACTCAAGAATATTTTCTTGAGTGAATTCAATCTGCGTATTTGCTTTTTTTAAGTTTGGATTTCCAAGATATACATTATTAGACATATTTAAATGTTATTCCCAACTAAGTTTTAATTCTTTTTTCCAGTTAGATATATTTTCTTCTTCTACAGAACTAGGTGTACCAGGTGCCTCCTCTTCTTCCTTTTCTATAATTTGCTCTGTTCCTTTCCATAAACCATCATTATTGACTACAGTGTGCATATTTGTTGGACCAATTATATCAATAGTTTCAATAGATTCTTTTGCTATCTCTGAACGAATTTCTGCTTTACGTGCTGCTGCCTTCTGCATTGCTGCTTTTTTTGCTGCTCTTTTATCAGCTAATTCCTTATCGGATATATCACCTTGATGAATCTGAGACTCCTCTGGTTTTGATTTTACAGGAGTGCTCATGGATGATCCAAAATTTTTCACCTTCTCTTTTTGTTTATCACGAAGTTTTTGGATTTTGGCCTGCATGTTTAAGCTATTCATCTTTTATTTTTTATCCTGATCATTATTATTTAGAATACCTTGCTTTAACATCTTAGATAATTCTGATGTTGATCCTACAAACAAAGCGTTATTAGTTACATTATTTGTTGTTTTAGTCTTTTCTTCTTCAACCTCTTTAACTTTTTTCTGTAAGTCCATTAACTTATCAGTTGTATCAGCGACTGATTTAATTATTTGACCCGCTACTTCAAATGCTCTAGGACTAGCACTATCACCCGCAAGTTCCATGATACCATTGAGAGTTTCTTGTCCT